ATGAAAATAAAACAAGTATCAACACCACAAGAAGTAAGACTTTTTGATGGAGATTATATAGAAAACTTAGAGCCTACTGATGTAGTAGAGATATTTCAAACTCCGCTAACAGGCTCATATAACTGGGATTACACAGTTCAAGATAATCGTATCAAAAAGCTTTATGAACTTGGAAAGAAACTTAACTGGAATGTAGAAGAAGATGTAGATTGGACTCCTGAGTTCAAGGGTATGCAAGATGAGGAGTTTGAGTTTGAAAACTCTCAATGGGAAAGACACCCAGTATATAAAACTTGGAATATAGAAAAAAGAAAAGATTTCTTTAGAGATTTAAGTGCTTGGTCACTTAGTCAATTTTTACATGGAGAACAAGGAGCACTACTTGTTGCAAGTCAATTAGCTTCTTGTGCACCTACATTTAATGCAAAACTCTATGCAGCGAGTCAAACTTTTGATGAAGCTAGACATGTAGAAGCCTTTAATAAATACTTACAAACTCGTATCAAAAAGAGCTGGCCTATTGGTAGAGCTTTAAAAGGGTTACTAGATAAGATATTAACTGACCCTCGTTGGGATTTAAAATTTATTGGAATGCAAGTCGTAATCGAAGGACTTGCACTTGCTGCTTTTCAAACTTCAAAAGAATCTAGCTCTGATGAAGTGTACAAAAATATGATTGAACTTATTATTAGAGATGAAGCTCGTCATGTAACTTTTGGAATAAACTATCTTACAGACTTTGTAAAAACTTTATCAGAAGAAGAACAAATAGATAGAGCTAAGTTTGCTCTTGAAGCCTGTACTGTCAGTAGAAATAGACTACGACCTTATGATGTATGGGAAACTTATGGAATGAATATAGAAGAAACTGAAGAATATCAGAAAAAAGAAATTTTTCAAGCACAGTTTCAAGATATATTATTTAGTAGAATTATGCCAAATCTAAAAAGAATTGGTTTACTACGAGAAGAATTAGTGCCTGAGTATGAAAAGATGGGTGTCATGGGCTATGCCAATGGTGATAGTGATTATGAAACCAGTTGGGAAGAACTCTCAAAACCATTGAGAGTAGCATAAAAAAGGGGGCTTACGCCCCCTCTTCTTTTTCCTCAGACTCAGTTTCTGGTGGGTCAAGTTCTGATTTTAACCTATTAGTAAGTCCTTCTTTAGACATAGTAAGTTGGTCTCTACTCATTTGATTAGCTAATAATTGTTTCTGAACATCATCAATACAACTTAGTAAATATTTTGCTGTATCTGATAAATCATCAATTATATACTTTTTCCCATCTAAAACCAAAACTGGCTCATTATCTACTTGCGTTGTCATTTAAAAATGTCCTGCCAATTTCCTTGTGTACTAGCCTTAGCATACTCGGTAGCACGATTCTCAAAAAAGTTGGTATGCTCAACTGCATTAACTTGCATATCAATCCAAGGTAGTGGGTTTTCGGTACTATGAAAGATTTTCTTCATACCTATACCAAGTAATCTTCTATCAGCAATATATCTAATATACTCTTTTACTTCTTTTGCAGTTAAGTCTGGAACATCTGCTTTATCAAAACAAATATCAATAAAGTTATCTTCTAACTCTACTGTTTTCTCAGCTGCACAGTAAATTTCATACTTTAACTTATCTGTCCATAACTCAGGGTGTTCTTGCATAAAAGTTCTAAATAGTTTTGATAGACCCTCTACATGTAATGATTCATCACGAATACTCCATGTAACAATCTGTCCCATTCCTTTCATTAAGTTATGTCTTGGATAATTAAGAAGAATAGCAAAGCTACTAAATAACTGTACTCCTTCTGTAAATGCACTATATACTGCCATTGTTTTTGCTATATCAAATGGAGTAGCCATACTAAAATCTTGTAAGTATTCATGCTTTTCCATCATAGCGTGTATATCAAAAAATTCTTGATACATGTCATCTGACTTACCCAAAGTTTCAAGTAGCAAAGAGTATGCTTCTTGGTGAACTGCTTCCATAGCTGCATATGCAACTAGCATCATTCTTATCTCTGGTTGTTTAAATGTAGGTAAGTAGTGGTGTGCATATCCTCCACATACATCTACATCTGCTTGAGTGAAGAACTTAAAAATATTATCTAGTAATGTTCTTTCGCCTTCACTTAGTTTTTCTCTATAATCCTTTATGTCATCTTGTAGGGGTACTTCATCTGGTAACCAATGCATTTGTTGTTGTCTTTTATAGTTTTCAAATGCCCACGGATATTTAAAAGGTTTATAATATTCTCTTTCTTTTAATAACATAGTTATCCCTCGCAACTTAGACAATCTTCTTGTTCAAAGATTATCTCTCTTTTAATTTGACTCGAAACATTATCTGCTCTCGAAATAGCTTCACTTCGTAAGTAGTATAATGTTTTCATGTTTTTTGCCCATGCTAACATATGGATATTATGTAAATCTCCTTTATTAACATCAGGCGGAAAAAATAAGTTTACACTTTGTGATTGACAAATATATTGCTGTCTTACAGCTGCATGCTCTACAACCCAAGACTGATTTATTTCTACAGCAGTCTTGAATACTTCTTTTATTTCTTCTGAAAGAAAATCAAGATGTTGAACACTTCCTTTATTTGATACTATACTTTTCCATGTATTATCATCATTTCTTCCTAGCTTTTCTAATACATCTTCTAAGAATTTATTTTTATGTAAATGCGACCCAGACTTAGTTTTCTGTGTGTATGCATTTGCACGAAAAGGTTCGATACTTGGACTTGTATTACCACAAAGAATAGAACTACTTGCATTTGGGGCTATAGCTAACAGATGTGCATTTCGTACTGTACAAGTATCATCATCTGGGCAGGCTCCTCTTTCAACTGCAAGTTTTAGTGTTTCTTTTTGGGCATGAGATTTTATATGAGAAAACATTTCTTCATTTAACCCAGACGCAAACATTCCCTCAAAAGGTACTTTGTTTTTCTGTAGGTACGCATGAAATCCCATTGCGCCTAATCCGATACTTCTCTCCCTAAACGCACTATACTTAGCTCGTTCTAAAGAATCGGGCGCTTTCTCTATAAAGTATGTTAGAACATTATCTAACATTCTTACTAAATCTGGAATAAACGCTGGAACTTTTTTCCACTCGTCATAATACTCCAAATTTACACTTGAAAGACAACATACTGCTGTTCTTTCCTCATTTGTAGCAAGTGTGATTTCAGAACATAGATTAGAGTGATTTACCCTCAATCCTTTTCTTTTCTGAAAGTCAGGTAAGTCTGCTTGAACAGCGTCTTCAAACATAAGATAAGGTTCTCCTGTTTCCATTCTGTTCTGCAATAATTTTACCCATAGTGTTCTTGCTGACACTACTTTTTTGACTTCGCCTGAGTGTGGGTCAATAAGTTCCCAACTATCATCAAAGCCTTCTGTTTTTGTAGCCATGTGTATAATTTCCATGAATTTATCAGGAATTACTATACCATGATGTAAGTTTAGACACTTACGATTGGTGTCTCCACCAGTAGGTTTTCTTATATCAAGAAATTCCTCAATCTCGGGGTGACTCATATGTAAGTATGAAGCATAACTGCCTCGTCTTGTAATACCTTGAGAGAAAGCAAGCATCTCTGCATCAACTACTTTCATAAATGGTATCACACCTGTACTCTCTGAGCCTTTTGATGTTTTTGTACCTGCAGCTCGAATATCACTCCAAGTTCCTCCTATGCCTCCACCAAAAGATGAAAGATAAGCATTTTCTGTGTAATGTTCAGTAATACCTTCTCTACTATCATCAACATAGTTCAAGAAGCACGAAATCGGTAGACCCCGCTCAGTCCCTCCATTTGATAATAGAGGAGTAGCAAACATAAACCAATGATTACTTACATAGTCATATAGTCTTTGTGCATGGTCATCATCATCAGAAAACACTTTTGCTGCTCGAGCAAATGCCTGCTGAGGACTTGTTTCGTCTGCAACCATATATCTATCTTCAAGAGTTCTAATACTGAACTCGTCAAAAAGTTTATCTCTACTATAATCAATCTTTATCGTCATTTAATACCCTCGCTAATTCTAAGTCTACTACTTGTGTATTTTTCTCTCCAAGAGCATCATCACAGTAAGTTATTAAATCCATTAATTCAACATTTACTAATAACTGCTCTCCCATTTCATTTACAGACTGTATATATTTATACTTGCCTTCAAGTGGCAAGGAATCGTATATATCAAAGACTGTGCCATATTGTTCCATAAGAGTTACGGCTCTTTTTGGTCCAACACCTTGAACACCAGGAACGTTATCTCCTTTATCTCCTACTAGACATTTATAAGTAATATAGTCTTCCATAGGAAAATCATAGTGTTCGTCCCAATTATCTACTGTAGTTTCTTTACGAGTAACAGTAGAGAATCGAGATGTATTCTCGTCAATCAACAAATCCCAATCTCTATCAGAAGATATTAGCCAACATTGGTCATAACCAAATTTTGCTCTATGTTTTACAATATAAGCAGCAATATCATCTGCTTCTACTCCTCTGAAGTTAAATACAGGATAGTCTTTCTTTTTGAGTGCTGTGAGTGTATTATTAAATTCTGCAAGAAACATCTCGAATTCTTTTTGTTCGAGTTCACTCTGTTCTGCATATTTTTCTTTTCTGTTTGCCTTGTATTCAGGATATATGTCTTTCCTGAATTTACTTCCGCCATCAGCAAGAACTACTATTGTTCCTGCATTGTAAGATTTTGCTAGAGATTCTACTGTTCGTATATAATCATACTTAAAGTCTAATCTTCCTTGATGTTTCCAACGAAATGCTATGTTTAATCCATCAACTATCAGCAAGTTCCCAGTCGGAGCTCGGTTCCCAAGGTCTGAGAATGTAATCGCCATTTGTCCAGTTTACCTCTTCTTTTTCTAGCCAATCGTCTAGTAGTAGTACATATGCGCCAAGCCATGCTATGTGCATATATCGTTTGTAGTTTTCGGGTTTTCTTACTGTGGCAACATACCACTTCCCATAGTTTTCTTTAAATATAAGAAGCGGTTCTTGTTCCATATCTTGAGCTTGCCTAACTACTTTACTCCACCATTTGTAAAAGTTATTTGTTTTAGATGTAAATATCTTAGAGTTAAATTCAGTATCTCTATAAAATTTTACTTCTACACAAAAGAGATTATGTTTTCCATGAACTCGTAAATCTCCTTTAACTTTTCCACTTCCAGAGCCAGGAGTTTGTTCCCAATGTAATCCTGTTTCTCTACTTAATATTTCTATTATTTGCCTTTCAGCTCGTATTCCTTTTTGTCTACTACTAACCATCTAGCCTACTTATTTCATTTTCTTTAATCACTTCTATCTTTGATAAAAGTGGGTGTGTCCAGCCATGAGATACTATATATGTATTAAGATTTTCTTCTCCTAATAGTATCTCGACCATCTTTTCTTTTCCAACTTCATCGAGTACATTTGTAACCTCGTCAAGAAATAATACATTTATTCTTGACTTGGAAATACTACTCATAAGTTTTCTAATCGCTAAAAGAGTAGAAGTATTAACTCTCGCTAGTTCTCCAGCGCTCAGAGCCAATATCTCTACTGCTTTGCCATTATCGTCTATCTCTACATTTAACTTGTCGTTGAGTACAACAAATTGTAAGTTAAATCTTCCGTCTGATAATTCTGCTAAGTACTCATTTGTGAGTTCTTCTAAATCTTTTACTAAGTTCTCTATTTTATACGCTAGTAATCCATTTGTACTAAATGCTTTTTTAAGTATATCAATACTTCCTAACATATCTTTTACTTCTTCTAATTTATTTTCGTGAGTCTTTAGTTCTTCTTTAAATTCTCCAATCTGTTCTTGTATAACTTGGAGTCGAGTATTATGCCTTTCTCTACTTTCATTTTCATTTATTACATACTCTAATTCTTTTTGTTCGTTATCAATCTTTTCTGCTAACATTTCTATTTTTCTTTGTAGCTCGTCTGCGTCTTTTATTTCGGCAGGTAAAGTTTGGTCAATACTATTAAATAATTCTTTCCATCTTCTTTCTTCTTTTTGCTTTTCATCTATCTGCTCATTGACTTTCTTTTTGTGTCTAATAGTATCTTGTATTTTCTTAATATAGTGAAATGCCTGATTATGTTTTTCTTCTTCTCTTTGATATATTTCATCAAGTAAATCTTGGTCTACTTCTTGTCCACAGGTTGGACAGATGTCCTCACTTGTTCCTTCAAAGACTTCACTATTATAAACTGACTGCCACTTTCCTAATTCTTCTAAATCTTTGTCATAGTTTTGTCGAGATTCTAGTAAGTGATTCCCTTCATTTTTATATTTACTTAAATCTATCCCAGCCAGCTCAGTTTTATAAAAATTATTTTGATTTATTTTTCGGTTAATTTCAGAGATATTTTTAAATTCTAATTGTAGAGAACTTAATTGTTCTAAGTCATTTTCCGAGATTTTTGGTAAATCTAATTTGGGTAGTATAGTAGGTGCTTCCAAATTGTTGTCATCTAACCACTTAATGATTGTGTCAAGTTTCCCTTGTATGTGAGAAACCTCTCCAGATAAAACTCGTGACTTTTCTTTAAAAATTTCAAAGTAATCTACATATTTTTCTAATTGCAACAAATCTATCAAAAACTTCTTTCTGTTAGTATCTGTAGCAGTTAAAAACTGCAAGCTGGTATTAGTATTTTGATATACTATCTGAGTAAAAGTTTTGAAATCCAATCCTAATACTTCTTCTACCGTTTTGTAAGTATTTGTAGCAGTATGACTAGAAATATCCTCGCCATTCTTAAATAATTTACATTTTATAGAAGCTCTACGATTAACTTCAATTTTATACTCGTCTCCATTTACATCAAAATCTAAAGATATATCATATCCTTTATTATTTATTCTATTTGCTATATCTGCTTTTTTAATTCCTTTTGAGTTCTTATTAAATAATACTTCTTCTAGTATTAATGGTATCGAAGACTTTCCTGCTCCATTTGTACCTACAAGCTGAGTTACTGTACTGTCATTTAAGTCTAGTATGTTATCTTCGCCATAACTAAAACAATTATTCCACTTCAACTTCTTTAGCGTAATCACTAAACACTCCTAATATTTTTTTGGTTTTACTATCGTCTAATTCTAAAATATAACTCAGATACTCATTTAATTCTTCTTCTATTGTCATTTCTCTATCTAACATCAGAGTAGCTTCTGTTTTTCTTTTTAATACTTTCTTATCGAGTAATTCTGAGTTTTCTACTCCTGTTAAGTCTGCCACATCTCCTTCTATTTCATAGATTGTATGATGAAAGTCTGTTTGTACCATTTCATCAGGACTTGATACTGTTTTTCTTAATAGCTGTGGCAAATCAAATGCGTGCCAAGTCCAACTCCAATCTGTATCTATTACTATATATCCTGTTTGTACTTCGTTTCTATGAAAACTTGTAGTCATAGGACTGCCAGGATATACTATATTTCTTTGCGTGTTGCTGTGTGCGTGTAAGTCTCCTGCAAATACAGTTTTAAACTTACTAAATCTTTCTAAGTCTACTTCAGGTACAACATGAGGCGGTATTTCTCCTCTTACATGAGTAAATAAGTAGTCTGTTCTAACATTTTCTATACTTCCTTGTTTATGTAAGTCAGCATACGGTAATATTGAATAACCATCTGGGTGCTCATAAAATTCATCAATTATGATTACTTCTGGGTTTATTTCACTCGTAACTCTTTTCAGATTAGTAAAGAATGTAGTATTCTTTTTAGTAGCCTCATGGTTACCATCAAAAATTATAGTAGGAATACTACATTGCTTTACAAAGTCAAAGTATAGAGTCAGCTCGTCCATCGAGGGAACTCGGTCAAACAAGTCCCCTCCAATGATATGTAATTTACAATCGTGCTTTTCTATAGCTTCTTCTACCTGCTGAAAGAATAACTTGTATCGAGTACAAGCCCACGGTACTGGGACATTCTTTTGTCCAAGTTTTATATGCCAATCAGCGGTAAATAAAATCATGCTACGAACTCATCTCCTGCAGTCCACGAACAACCAGTTAATCCACCTGCTCGTAGTGCGTGTAAAGTTCTAATGATTTCATCAACATTTCTTCCTGTGTCAAGTGCATTGACTGAAACATGCTGAATAATACCTTCTGGGTCTACTATGTAAGTAGCTCTATAAGGTACATTTTCTTCACTTACTATTTCTAAATCTTCTGCTAACATATTCCCTGAGTCCGCAAGTAATGGAAAAGAAACATCTTCTAATAAAGGATTATTTTCTAACCATTCAAGATGACAATATTCATTATCTGGACTAATACCATATACACTACAGTTCTCTTGTTCTGCTACTTTTTCAAATGCTACGATTTCTGTAGGACAGATAAATGTAAAATCTTTTGGGTAAAAGAAAATTACTTTCCAATCGCCATGTTCATCATCAGTATAAACTTGCTTTATAACTTTATCAGGATTAATGCCCACTACACCGTTAAGTGCAGTATGAGGAAATTCTTCTCCAACTCCTATCATTAGACATCAAACTCCTCGACAGATTTTTCATCTGCGTTGTCAGAAGAACCAGCTCTAAGCCTATCAAGAAGCTCTTTTTGAGCGTCAGGAGTAGGTCTAGGTAATACTTCGTCCATAGATTTTAATTCTGCAACTAGTTCCATTTCGTTGTCGTCTAGTGCTCTAGGTTTGCATTTTAATGCTTGAAGTTGGTACTCTACATTATAAGCCATAGGTCCAGTCTTTACTCTTTTGAAGTGGACGTCCCAACCAGTTTCTAAATCTGTAGGGTCACCTAAATCTTCTGCAGCAACTTTAATTTGCTCCATTAGTTTCTTCTTGAGGTTTAAGACTTTTACTTTGCCGTCATGTATGCATTGGATTGCATAAGACCAACCACATTTTAATTCAGGGTGGTATTCTCTAACCCAGTCTTTTTCCATGTTATTGAATACTTCCTTCTCTCTATCAAATGATAGACATTCGAAAGGTAAGTTCTTACCGTTCTCACCTTTTAACCAGTAAACGTATCTTGCACAGATATCGCCTACCATTCTAACTTTATTGTCGCCTTCGACATATTGATAACTGTCAATCTTAGATTTAACAGCTTCACCTTTTGATTCATTAAATTTTAGTGCCATTCTAATTCCTTTAGGCTTGTGATTTCTTCAAATTTAAAATGTATTCTGTCATTCTCAATCCAAAGTAATCTGTTGTTATTTATAATATCTTGCTTACCATTATAGTGCAGCAAGTCCAATGTGGTATCTTTAGTTGAATTGTACGCAAATAGACTGCGCAGCGATGCGATACCTGCATACTGCGCAATCTCGGTGTCTGAATACAATCTTCGTTGAATAAACAAGGGTTCAGGATTCACTAGGAAACTATTCCCATGAAAACTTTTTTGCCAATACTTGTATATTCTGTCTTTTCTATTAACTGGGGGTAGTTTATAAGTCAGAATATGAAGGATAGTAAGTATGTCTGATACTTTACTATTTGCCTCTTTCTTAATTTTTTTCCAATTATAGAGTATCATTATATCAAAAAATATACCGCTTGTCAAGAACTATTTTTCCAATGTTATAAAGCTTTGACATCATAACCTTGTTTTATGTAGTAACCCATTCGTGCACCAGCCTGCCGTCTTGCTGTACGACCGACTAAGTGGATATCAACGATGATTGGTTGCTGTTTTCCTTCATATATTCGGATTATACGACCTATCAACTGTGTTAATAGAGGTTCATTGTTTACGGGTGTTGCCAAAATAAGACAACTTAGACAGTCTAAACTTATTCCTTCACTGAATATAGACTGAGTTCCAAACAATATATCTTTTTCTCCGAATATTTGTTTTAGCATAGGAGGGCGCTCTTCGTGAGGAATCTTTCCTGTTACGCAGATTGCGTTATCTCCTACAAGTTTCGTACAATTTTGTAAAAAATCGACTCGGTCGCTTACAACCAGTACCTTGTGTCCTCTCGCCGCATAGTTTGCTGCAAGAAGCGCAACTTGATTTTGGTACTCAAAGTTGTACGCAATAGCGTTGATTCGATTTGCCCATGGGGTATGCGCCCCATCAGGAAACCTTATACCTGACGGTACGACGTCAACTCGTGGCACAAGATAGTTTTCCTTTGGTGGTTTAAACACCGTGTTAGAGAAATAGTCTCGAAATATAACATGTTTGCCATCTTTTCGTTCCATCGTTCCTGTTAATCCAATCTTATATCGTGCGTGACTCGCATCGATAATTCGTGTAAATGTCGGTGATGAAACATGATGCATTTCGTCAAGAATGATTGTCCCGAAACTCTTTTGAATATCGGGTATTCTTCTGTACAAAGTTTGTATATTCCCTACCACGAATGGAGCATCTATTTCAAATCTTCCACTACCTAGCACACCCGCTGTAACCCCGAGTGATTTTTGTACTTCTTTTTCCCATTGACTACGAAGTTGTAGAGTATGTGTAACTATGAGTGTTTTCTGTTTAAGCTTATTTGCAATAGCTAAAGCCGTTACAGTCTTTCCCCAACTGACCCAAGCATTAATTATACTACTGTCATAGAGGTCGTCATAGACCGCTTGTTGGGAAGGTCGTAACTCATACGCAAAGTCGAAGTGTGGAATCTCAATGCAAGTTCTCTTATCAACTATTTCGTAATCATTTGGGATTAAATCCGTCCTTCCGATAGGTAATGAGACTAACCCTTTACGAATTACTCCCATATTCTTTATAACGAAAGGCGGGTCTTGTGGATTTCTTGGAGGTATAGTATAAGTAAGTTCTTCGTCAATCTTTGATTGCAAAGCTGAGTCTACATTCATGTAAATTCTATTACTTAATACTGCTTTCATAATATCGCTGATAAAATGGCATCTCCAATTAAGATAATCGCAGAAGATGTTAATATAAATTTTAAATTTTCCGCCATGTCTTTTTCCTTAGTTCGTTACTAAACTCATAGATAAATGCAGGTTGATTCTGTAAGTACAAGACTCCAGCATACTTTGCAGTCACTGGTCTTACTTCTTCAAAAGGCGAAGGAATATCCTTTACCCAAACAAGAGTACATACATCTTTCTTCTGTATTTTTTCTATTCGTTTATAAATTATATTTGCTTTTGTTGTTTTGTTGTAGACAAAATACTTGCCTTTGGTATCAACATAAAATTTACCTCTGTGCTTGACGAG